GAAGAGGAATTTAAAGATTTAAAGGATATAATTACACGAGAAAGTGCAAAAAAATTATATGAAGCCGGATATGAGATAGTTAAAAGACTTGATCATAATATAGAAGAAACCACCCAGGAAGACACTTAATTCTCCCACCTTCATACACAAAATCAGTAGTAGTTCTATATACTGGCATAAGGAGCCAAAAATGTTAAAAATTGTAGAATATACTGCCCCAGAAGAGATAATCGAATCTACCGAAGAAGAACTCATTGAATGTGAATGTGAACAAGATCTGACTGAATTTGAACGCTATACAGATGAGATACTTTTTCTCATTAAAATGCGAGAAGATTTAACAGTTAAAGAAGAAATTAAAAAGAATACCCTGGCTGTAGAGGCAGAATTACAGAAATATGAAAACACTACTGTAGTTAAATTTATTCATCTGATCGCTGTGAGCAATCCTCCAGAGTTCAATGAAGAAGATTCTATTCTTATTGAATTAAATGGTGTTATCCATAATTATATTATGGGTTGCAAAATTGCGAGGAATGAAGAATTAACTTTTGAAGATGCCGTACGTAAATTAGGTATTAATAAATACGAAGCTTTTAAGAAGCTATAATATTTTTACCGAAATCGGTATTCGCAACAAAACCAGTAGGTACGAAACCTAATGGGACAATAAGCTTCTTTAATTCAGGGTTAGCTTCGAGCAGAGTATTAAATATTCTCTTGAAGCTAGCCGTGTCTTGAGCGTTTCTTAATCCTTTCATCTTTTTCTCAACTTTTTCAAGTAAATCAACTAATTGTACCCCAAGCATATTAAGAATTAACTCGTAAGCACTTCTTGTGGTCTTGACATCGCCCTTAGATAAATCATCAAAAAATTTTTCTCTCACACTGGTAAATATATGCAGCTTTAAAAATGTAGTGCCGTCTGGCGAAAGAAGTTTAATCAAACCTCTGTACATTCTTCCTTGTACGTCTTTTAAAACAGCATCTAACTTGGCATCGCCGGCATCGGCAGTAGATAATGAAGTGCCAGGACCTAGTTTAACTTTTTCCCAAAATGGGATCGCTGTTTTAAATCGTGATATTAATGCATTTTTGTCCACAGCTTCTGTCAGCATTTCTTTTTCTATTAAAAAAGAATTTAGATTCATACCATTTCTCCTTCAGGGGATTCCATTCCTAGTTCAGGTGTTTCTACTGCGTCCGACACGTCAGGCACTTCTTGAACTGGTAAATCAATTTTAATCTTCAAATATCCATTTATAAAAGATACAAATTTTAATCTTTTATTGTCTGCCCATTCAGGCTTTTCGGCTTCATAAAACTTATATTTATAGCTAGTTACTGTTTGATCTTTATTCGTTTTCTTCAGTTTCGGCAAGAATTCGTTCAGGTCAATTTCCTGCATTTTGCTAAGCGTGGTCGGATTGGCTAATATTTCTTTAAAAATTTCTGGCTTTAAATAAGCTTCCCAGGTTTTAAGATCATCTAAACTTTCATCAGAAGTAATCAATTTATACTTTGAAGCTAGTTCATTTATTATTCGAGTTTTATATAAAATTACTAGCATCTGTTCAGGACCAGTAACGAAATCCACAGGTTCATCTGCTAGGAAAACTTTTTCTGCTGTTAGTTTGTAGCCTTTTGCTAAGGTTTCGGCTATGAATTTAGCGACACATTGAGACCCAGAAATCTTCTCACCATCTATATCGTAAACATTGGTTAAGGTGTGAGAATCGTCTAACTGGATTCTTTCTCTTATCTCAACATCTTTAATAATCTCAGTTAAAAGCAAAATTTGGCTCCTTTTTAGCTTAACTTTAAAAAATTTAGGTTTTTTTTCATTTTTTCTTTACTATTTTTTCAAACTATGTTATAATAATGCATACATGATAAGGAAATCATGCTTATGATGATTGTACTAATGGATTAGAATGGGGGGCAATTTTGTCTACTTCTTACCTTTTAGTCGCTGGTTCTAGCGGGACATCATATTTAATTATAGAATATTAATTATCTGAAAGCAAAATTTTTTAATTTAGCTTTAATGGAGTATAATTGATTATTGGCATTATAGGTAAACGCCGTAGTGGTAAAGATACCATAGCGGAATATTTAGGGGAAACTAAATATAAATTTAAAAGATATGCGTTCGCTGATCCTATAAAGAAAGCTTGCCAGGAAATGTTTGGGTTTACTGATGAGCAGTGTTGGGGTAACGACAAAGAAAAAATAGATGAACACTGGGGTGTCTCGCCCCGAGAAGTCTTCCAAGTCTTTGGTACAGAATTTGCCCAATATTTCCTCCCTGAAAAAATTAAAGGTCTTGCAAAAATAGGAAGATATTTTTGGGTTCATCGTTTTATAAAATGGTTTAAAGAAAATAAAGAAGAAAATATCGCTATCCCTGATTGTCGGTTTCCTCATGAAATTAAAGCATTGCGGCAATTGTCACAAGAAGTACCAATAAAAATAATAAAAGTTTCACGAGAAATGAAACACAATCAAACCGACTTTGATATTCACCCTAGTGAGAAAGAAATGGATTCAATAACGGATATCGATGCTGTATTCTTAAATAACAATACAATTAAAACTCTTGGAAAAGAGGTTGGGCGTAAAATAAATAGGTGGTTTAGTGGAGATTAAAACATTTCAAGAAAAGGATCTACTTGTTCTCGAGCGTAAAGTGAATGATTACATTCAGAAAAAGAAAGTTGTTGACCAATCGTACGGGATTAAAACTGTAAAATTCCCAGTTGAAATCATTTCTTCATACTTCACTGGTAGAGATCATTGCATAGTGTTAAAAATAAAATAAAAATTAGGAGGGAAAAATGAAAAGTTTAGATTATATTTCGTCAGAGGCATTATTCTTTAGAGAGGCAAAAAAAAAGAAACGATTAACTAATGAAGAAACGGTTAATTTTATTAAGCAGGGAAAGTATAACGAAGTTGTTAATGGTAATATTCCTTTAGCAATGAAAGTACTGAAATCTTGCACTTTTGTTCCGATGAATGGAGATAATATAGGTACAGCTATGATGGGCTTATATGAAGCTGCCACGAAATTTGATTATGAAAATTTTTATGTTCGTTTTTCTACGTACGCTTACCCAGTGATTAAAAGTTACTTAATCCGGGAACTAACTAGAGAACAAAATTTGATACATATCCCACCTTATCTTATGGAAGATCGGGAACGAAAAGAAACTATCGCACAGTATCTAAAAGTTTTTTCTTTGGATAGGAAAAACAGAATAAATTATCAAACTTGTGGTGATGAGTTAGATGAAATCGATAAAAAATTTGTGGCTGAGAAATTACTTGAATTAGCCCAAAATCTTGGTGAAAACGAATATGAACTTTATAAGAAGAAAATCGTTGACGGCAAAACGCTAGAAAAGATATCTTATGAGTTTGGTGGTAAAAAAAATTGTACAAAACAGTATGTTTCATTTGAAATGAAAAATCTTCGAGTGTTGCTGAAAAAACACTTTGAAAAGGATTATAAATATGAGGTCTCCTTTACCTAGACCAAAAATAAAACATACCAAAGAATTTTTTAAAAGCTATTCTGATAATATAGCCAAGCTATACGCCTTCCTACTACCCCTCTTAGAAAAGGGGTGGACGGAAGACGAAGTTTATCAGCTGCTTAAATTCATGGAAAACAATAAAAAGAGTGTTGAAAATAAAGAGTTGGACGAGGTTTTAAAAATATATAAAAAATCAATTAATAAGGAAAAATTATGAATTTTAATTATATAGATAAAAAACCCATTGATAAAACAGAGTTCGATTCTTATTTTAAAAATATAAATGAAAATAGCAATATAATTTGTTTTCATCTATATAAAATAGCAAGTATCATCGCTAACAATCATAGAACCCCAAATCTTGATAACAGGGAAAATATGATTCAAGATTCAGTATATACAGCTTATCGAAGAATTAATAGTTTTGATGTGAATAGAGGTAAATCTGCCTTCGGTTACTTCTATAAATTAATAAGTAATCATTTTAAGGATATTTTAAGAAAAAGTTATAGACGGCAAAATATAGCTACTTTTGTATCTTATGATCTTTCCGAAGATAATTCTATAAAATATATTCCAGTTGTTGAAGAAAAAAAGTGTGAAGAATATGACCAGTTTTGTTTTATAAAATATAATGAAGTTGTTACCCCCTCGTTTGTGGTAAAAAGTAAAAGAAACCCTACGAAAAAAGAATCATTGGAGGTAAAGCAAACTAGCTTTTTAGTGTGAATGGCTTATTCGAGAAAAGTAATCGCAAATTTCGTTAAAAAACACTTCCCTGAAGAAGTAAATAATTATAGGGTGGGAGATAAGTCTTATAGAGTTAATTCTCTATTTGATAAAGAAGACAGAAAGAAACATCTTTATATTTTTGTTGACGGTGGTGGCTTCAGGTGCTTTAAAACTGGAAAAGCAGGTTCTTTTGAGTTTCTTGTAAAAGTAGTTGACCGTTTACCTGGTGATATGAACGAGGAGAGTACACAGAAAAGAATTGATCGCCATATCTTAGCTAAATATTATGTGATAAAAGAAAAGGAATTTTTAGAAAAAGTAAATAATCTTATTAGAGAAACCACAAATATAAGAGTAAACTTAAATAAAATAGATTTACCTGAAGGAACATATCCTTTGACAAAAGAAACAGAGATTAATAAAAAATTCTTTAATTATCTTGAAGGCAGGGGTATCACAAGAGAAATGATTAAAAGATTTAGGATGGGTTATTGCGTTAAAGGTACGTATACAAGTAGAGTTATTATACCTATTTATGACAACAAAAAAATCGTATATTTTATGTCGAGAGATATAACTGATAAATCCTCTAAAAAGTATCTGAATCCATCCAGGGACGAGGTTCAGGGAAATGGAACAGGAGCGATAGTTTTTAATCTTGACCATATTAAAGCTGGAGATACAGTAGTTATTACTGAAGGTATATTTAATGCTTTCCATAATACAGAAGAAAATGTTGTGCTTTGTTCTATCTTTGGCAAAACGATATTGTATAATCAATTAAAGAAAATATTAAAGAAAAAGCCAAAAGCAATTATATTAGGTTATGATAATGATAAATATTTCGAGAAATCAACGGCTGATTCTTATAATTTTATAAAAAACGAGTTAAAGAACAGTGAAGAGACCGAAGTGTATATTTTAAACTGGGATTGGTATGAAGAAAAATACAAAAAGGGGATTTGTGACTTCGGGGATTTATATAAAGATACTAATTCTTTACCAATAAAGTGGGTTGAGCATTCAGCTTTTATTAAAAAATATTTTATATAGGAGAAAAATATGGAGAAGTTTAAATTGAAGTTTAAAAAAGAAGATCTGATTAAAAGAATTGAGGTGAATTATCGTACTCTTTTTAAAAAAGATGAAGATGAATTATTTTCTTCTATTCAAGTCTTGGTGACAAAAAATAAAATTGTCTTTATGAATAATAATGATGAGGGTATAATTAAGTCATATCTGTCTTTAACAGAAGCTAGAGATGGCGACAAAGTAGAATTCTCAGTTAATGGGAGTAATTTCTTTAATGCTGTTAGATCTCTTAATTCGGTTGATGCTGAGTTGATTATTCAAGACAATAAAATGACAGTTAAGGGTGGTAGAAGAAAATATGAGCTTATGTTTCAGAATACTTCGAGCATCTATAAAGTTGAAGAGGTGACTGTTGAAAAATTGAATGTAAATGACTTTGTGAAAGTTATTGAAAATTCTTTGTTTTGTCTTAGTTCAGATAAACATGCAAAAATAATGCATTGTGTTTATTTCGGCAAAGATAAAACCCTAGCCGGTGATGGGTATCGTTTTACTAGTCTTAATGTGAAAACTCCCATTAAAGATATGGCTTTACCTGGGAAAATGTTAGAGGAAATATTTACTATTCTGAAAACATACGATGAAGTACCTGAATTCAAATATTCTCCGAGTCCCGATATGAAACACGCTATCTTCAGGATTGGAGAGGATTATTACTTTTCTGTTGTTGTACCTGATGAAAGGTATCCTAAGCAAATGGGTGATAATGTTGACGAGTATAAGAATAAAGTCATTTGTAATACACAAGATTTTCTTGATGTTGTACAAAATTTTTCAACTATACTCGATGATAATTATAGAACTCTTAATATAGAGGTCGGAGATAGAGTTAAAATGTATATCAATACTTCTAGCTGCAAAGGTGAAGATGAAATTGAAATGATAAGAAAAGAATCAATCACTAGTACGGCAATCAAGTGTAATTATAAATATATGCTTGAGGTACTCCGTCAGATCAAAAGTAAAGAAAGTTTCACGATAGAAATATCTGATGATAAAAGAAGGTGTAATATAAGAACAGATGATGAGAATTTTATACATCCTATCTGTTTAATGTCTAGCGACTAAAGGAGAATGTATGGCTAAATCAAAAGCAATGGGAGACGATCCCTTTTTCAGGGTTAAACTTACCGAACAGCAATGGAAAGATATTGCTAAAGATTATATGACTGGCGTTACCAAAGAAACGATCATGAAAAAGTATAATCTTAATTCTGTCAGGTTTAAACAAATAAGAAATTATTTACTAAATCCTCAAAGTAAAGAAGACGGGCAGAAGAAAGCTGTCCAGAATGCTCACAATTATTCTTTACAGAAGCTTAAAACAAAAAGCGGTGCAGGGAAACAAGGTAGAAATGAAATATGCCTTTGTGGTTCCGGTAGAAAACATAAAAGCTGTTGTGGAGCTAATAAATAAAAAAGCCTCGTACGAATACGAGGCTTTTTGAGGGAAACGAAATCTCTAATTATTCTTACGAGTATTCAGAACTACTATAAGCACCAGGTGCAGCAGTTGAGTCAAGACTAGTAAGTAGTTTAGCTTTGTCATACTGAAAGGTTGTTGTAATCTTTACGATATCAGTTGAACTGAATCCAAGTTCACCATACTCAATTGATTTCAACCAGAAGTTGGTGAAATGCCAATGTTCTATCTGTTTGCCGTGAGGATCAAGCAAGTAAAGATCAGCTGTAGTAGCATAATCTTGTTTAAAACCAGTTGAACCAAAATCTAGATTGTAACTAACGTTATACCATCTGTAAAGGATCTGACCTGCACTACCACCAGCATCACTGCCAGAAGCATCATTAATATAATCATAAAAATCACAAGGCATTGTCTTGTCACCTGCTGGTACACCAGCGTAGTAACTTCTTTCGTTATATCTTTTAACTTCCGTAGATTCTAAATCATAACTGGGTCTTTTAGCTGTATCAAGAGCTATCATTAACCCACTATGTTCTTCGGGTCCGGCAGCAGCAAATCCTGTGCTATCTCCTAACAATAAAGGTATATTCGCAATATGGAGCATAAAACGATTTTTCCTTTTCGGCTCATATTTATTATTTATAAAATAACTAAATTGAGTAAATTCTTCGCCACTTAGTGCCATAGTTAACTCCTATGTTAAAAATTCATTTCCTGTTTATTATCTTTAATAATAGATAAGTTTTTTTACTTTTTTTCAAAATTATTCCCCTGAATTAACAGAATTTTCACTTAAAACTTTTCCTGAAATAGGTTCTGTTTCGCCCGATTTAGTAGCACCTATTATTTTAGTGTTACCTTTTAATTCGTTTTCTGATGTTACAAAACCTGTTAATTCAGTTGTAGAACCTAAATCATTATCCTTTACTTCATTCTCTGATGTTACAAAACCTGTTAATTCAGTTGTAGAACCTAAATCATTATCTTTTGCTTCATTTTCTGATGTTACAAAACCTGTTAACTCAGTTGTGGCTTCTAAATCATTATCCTTTACTTCATTCTCTGATGTTACAAAATTTGCTAATTCAGTTGTGGGGTCTAACTCATTATCTTTTACTTCATTTTCTGATGTTATAAAATCTGTCAACTCAGTTGTAGAGAGTAAATCATTATCTTTTGCTTCATTTTCTGATGATACAGCATTAACTGGCAATTCAAATCCAACTTCTAAATCACTACCTGTTATAACGTTTTCTGGCGATACAGCATTAACTGGCAATTCAAATCCAACTTCTAAATCACTACCTGTTATAACGTTTTCTGGCGATACTACTCCAACTAATAATTCAGACCCAGTTTCTAATTTGCTTCCAGTAATCATATCTTTCGAAGCGAAGCCTAGACCTATTAACGCACTCCTTGTTGTTGGCTCTAAGGTTTTACCTTTTGCTAAAAGTTCTTCTGCAGTATAACCTATACCACCACCTAATACACTTGCTATTGCTTCGCCAGTTTCTAAAGCACTCCCTGTGACAATCATTTCTCCAGCTTTTTCGTTTGTTTCTTTAGTGGAGATTATATCCATATCATTCTTTATTTCTCTGTTATATAATTTTTTAGAAACGCCATGTTCTACTTTATTAACAGCAATCATTCTAGCTCTGTCATATTTAAAATTAACAGTTATTTTTAAAAAGTCAGAATTATCGTGGCTTACTTGACCAAAATCTATAGCATAAGGCCATAAATTATAATAATGCCATTGTTCGATATTCTGTCCTTGAGGACCAAATAAATATAGATCAGCATTGACAGAATAATAATCTTTATACCCGATTACTCCAAAATCTGGATTATAAATTAAAGAATACCATTTATACAAAATAGCTGAAGGAGTGTTAAGATCATCTCCATCACCATTATCTGCTATGAAATCCAAAAATTCACAACTAACTTCTCTAGTATTCTGTGGTTTCCCGGCAAATGATATCATATCATTATAATTAGGAACATCAATAACACCTGTACTATAAGCAAGTCTATTGAAGTTTCTTAAAGATAATAATAATGTTTTATATTGCTCGTTATCAGAAGGATATATAGAATCTTGAACACTTCCAGTAGAAAATGTAGAAAAAGTTAGAGGTGTCGTAGGTATACTTATTAAGCGTAAAAGAAACCTGTTAGCACGCTTGATCTCTCTCGCTTTGCCAGCGTCAGAGGTAAAATATGCTAGGTCGTTATAGTAATCTGTTATTGGCATAATACTGAATTATATTATTCAGTAAAACTACCACCAGACGCTGTAATAGTAAAGTAAAGGTCAATAACTTCAATAGCCTTAACGGGTTTGAGGAAGACCTTACCAATCATCTTGTTCTGATCTATAATATCAGGTGTGTTGGTAGTACCATCACAAACTACTAAGAAGTCGGTTAGACCATATCTTCGCTGTACATCAGCAAGGAATCTATTGGATTTGTCCGTAAACTCTTGCCATACCGCTGGGGTGTTTAACTTGAATAGTAGTGGAGTTGCTATATTAACAATCCCTTTTTCTACGTAAAGAACCATTCTTCTAACGTTGACCCTGTCAAGTGCAGAAGCTGTTCTGAGCAATGTCTTTTGACCCCACACAACTGTACCTATAGATTTGAAAGTAACAATTGGGTTAACATTATTACCAGGTTTACCGTACATGATATCTCGTTTACCTATTGGAGGAGAAGTCTCTACATCTAAGAAGACACCTGGTATAACACCACGGTCAGCACCAGCAGGTGGGAACCAAGGATCATACGCATTGTCACTTTTAGCGTAAAGAGCACACATATATACTGAGGGTGGCATCCATATGTCAAGTCCAGTATCGTTATTGGGTCCTAATAGCCAAGGCCAGTAGATTGCACCATAAGAACTATTAAACTTAACAGAGTTTGCTGTTTTATAAGTTTCATCAAGAGGAAAACTTTTGTCTGAAACAGAATCTCCAGTGCCATTATGCCAAGTAACAATATCATCAGCATCATAGCCGAATGGAGAGTCATTGATAGCAAAACAATCACCACGAACATTTTCACAAAAGTTAAGTAAACTGCTAATACCAGTTGAAGAAGATTCTCCTGGTGCTGCAATGAGATTAAATTCCCATAATTCAGGATTACTTATATCACCTTCTAGTACCGAAATACGCTGAGTAGTCATTGTATCATTAATACCATTTTGACCACCAGAAAGTGTATACTCTTTTTTGTCTAGATAATCAACACCCTCTACATCCCATTCTACTTGGATAAAGTCTGAATTAGAAGTAACAAAATTTTCAATGTAGTTATCAGGATCTGATTCATCGAAATTCCAATTTTCTAACGCTTCAACAGGAGTTGTACTGTTTGAATCGACAATGTATAAAGTATTTTGGTTAAAAGCATTTAAGTCATAAGTAACTTTAAGAGAATTAAAAGCTGTACCTTTAGTATGACCTTTTACTGTACCAACATTAGTTACAACTTCACTAAAAGTTACTGAACTTTCTTCAGCTATATCAAATTCTCCACCGAGAATCTGGTAAGCATCAGAAGTTAACGCACTGTCATCGATTGTAAGAGATTGACTTACTAGAGATGAACCAACGACTACTAGTTGAGCACCTATGGCTGAGAAATAGTAATTAGTATCTTCGGGGTCTCTTTGTGCTTCAAGCGTAGAAGCTATTATAGAAGCAACTGAAGAACCGGCTAATGAAGTAGAAGATACTTCGGTCAATTCATAATCAACAAAACTTTTAGAATTTTCTTTAAGTCTCATAGTAGTTGAAGCAGAGATATCGCTAAAGTTAACTGCATCTAAATCAGCAGAAGTGATAGTAGGTGCATCGGTTTTAGTTAAAATAGCAGTTGCATACCATGCTCTTTCGATTGAAGTTTCTACTGTTGCCCATAAGAAAAGATCATAAGCATCATCAGTAATGGGTTGTAGTTCAACTTGTTTAACAATATCACTAGCAACGAGATTGACATATTTAGCGTCAGTCGCTACGGCAGTAAGTGAAGTGATAGAACTATCTGCAAGAGCTGTGTTGATTTTACTAGCTGCGAGAGCCGCTGTGTCAGCACTCATAGATGGAAGTGTTATTTCCACTCCAGTAACCGCACCGTCAAGAGCGACTTTCAACTTATCTTTTGAGCCGGTAGTATATTTTTCTTTTTGTCTACCAACTATTGTGATGTCTGTATCATAAGCATCTCTTATAACAGTTAAATCTGCTGAGTGTGCTAAATAATTAATAGCTGCGTGAGCTAATAGTGCATTGTCAAGACGTAAACCAAACTTAGTTTTAAAATCGTCTGTGCTTGTTACTGTTGTTGGGGTAGCTATCGGGCCTTTTGAGGCTTCACCTATTAAAACTAGAGAAGTCTTGCTCGGAGGAAGAGAAAAGCCGGAAGCGTCTCTTTCAATAACATTAACGCTTGGAGAAATGTGTACAACTGGCATGGGTTACTCCTTATAAGTTTTTCACTTTTATATATTGTTTTTTCTTCAGAGTATCAATATGCCTCTGATGTATATCTTCTCTTTCGAAGATCTTCTTTTTTCTGCCTCGAATACTAGTGGTTTCACCATCGCTCAAGACAACTTGTATTGGGTGGTAAAGAAGGTTCTTTATCTCAATTCTGTCCATTTTTTCCTCCGATTAAATATTTCAGTGTTTCTTATAATAGTCTAAAACATTGCTCAAATAATTATCTTCTTGGATATTATCTTTAATTAATTCTTTTTTTTTATCAATTTCATTATCTAAACCTACGTCAAAGTTGATTTTTTGCATTGGCTTTCCGACCGATCCTTGTGCGATATAAGATAGCTTACCTTCTACCTCTATTTTGAGATCAACCTTAAGTACTCGGTCAGCTTTGTCGCCTGGCTCCATTTCATAAGCATCACTAAAATCTGTCATTTTACAATTTATCCAGTAAGGCATTCCATTGACATTTTTCCAAGTATTGTTTTCTACTTCTAACCATAAGTCAGGAGTAAATAAACTTTCTATTTGGTATTTTATTAAATCTGTTTCTTTGAGATATTTCATCCACCAGGTGATATCATAATTAAGCTTATAGAACCCTGGTTTCGCATTTAAAAAATTCCCACCAACCATTCTTTGCACTTCTGGGGGTTGGTTATGAGCATCATCTCTTTTCCAAGTAGGTAAAAAGAAAGAACATATGGGCAAATCAATGCTATAGTTCCTACGATTTCTTATCAATTTTGTCCATATTCTTTCAGAAGATCCATAGTGTACATGTATTGTTTTACCGGGTACAAAAATAGTTTCTAACCATTTTTTGATAACTACAGAGTATGCTTTAAAAAAATCGCTATATATTTTTTCATCTGAGGTAGGAGGAGATTTTAGATTAACAAGCATTAGATAAATTTGTATCCTATGGGTTTATATAATTAACTTTTTTTAGGGGTTGTTTTTTTGTGTAAAAACGAAAAAAGATTATTTTTTATCTTTTCCTTCTTTTTTTATCTTATTCTTTAGTACTTCCTCTTTTTCTTTAAGCCAACTATCATTAACTTGAAATATAGAAAAAGGGGTTTTTAGTTTAAATCCACTGATCTTAACTATCTTACCATCAGCTACAACAATATCATAAGGAGCTTGATTAAATCTACCTAGTTTCAATCTGTTAACAACTAAAGCACCTTTTCTTATCATTTCTTGAAAAGAGTCTTTCTTATTATTAAGGGAACTTCCGTTTATCTCAAAACTTTTTTTAGATCCATCTTCAGAAGTAATTTCAACAGAACGAGCGGATTCTTTGCCACCCGCTTCTTTATCAATATAATATTCTAACTTATATGTTTTATTAATAGGAGTAATTTGATCCTTTGTAGCTTCGTTTAAAATCTCATCAAATATTTTTACTAGTTTCTCCATTATATTACTCCTTATGCTAATCCTAATGTTTTTAGTTCAAATGCCATTGGCTTTTGAGGCCCGTCAACTTGGACAATAACTTTTGTTCCTTGTACTTGTACATCAAGAGGTTTTTCTTGGGCTGCGTTGATATACTCTGGGAAAACACTTTTAAAATTAGGTTGTTTCCATAATGCTACGTATATTTGTTGAGCAGTAGAACCCCCTGGTGTCATCTTTGTATCAGCTTTTATAGCTTGAAACTTACCTTGAGCATCTAGTATATAA